TCACTTCTTTCTTCAGGTGTAGCATTTTTTAAATCTAAACTAACATTAGCTTTTTTTAATAAGGGAACATAAATATCATCTACATTCATCACTTTTAGACCTCCTAAGTCTAAACCACGTAAAATATATCCCTTACCTGCTCCCGGTGCTCCTGCTAATATAATTGCTTTAGGGTTATCTTGTGCTTCTCTTAATAATCTACCTTCAGCTAAGTATTTTTTAAAATCGAAATCGTCCATATTATTTGCTTATTTATTATAAATATCACAACTTCCTCTTAGCTTGCGTTCTAAATTTAGTAAATATAGGGGCATGTTTAGGATTTTCAAGATCAAATAATTTTTTTACAGTGTTAAATATGTCAATATTTTCATCTTGTGTGCGAGATGATTCATATACTTCCCAATTTTTACCTTTTAAACGTTTACCAGTTTTATCTTCTCCTCTAGATTTAGATTTTAACCATAAAACCCCATAACGATCTGCTTTTTTATTAAAACATTCTTCATAGCATTTTCCGTAAATAGCGGTTTGAAGATCATATGTAGTTTGTAAATGGTTTGATGTTTTAAAATCAATAATCCACAATTCCCCATCAATCTCACAAACCATATCACAGGTACCTGCTACTTTTATCTCATCAGAAAATAAGTGAACCTCAGTTTCAATTAACTTAGGATTATAAGTTTCCCAAAAATCAACAAAGCGTAAGAACATTTGCCATACTAAAGGGGCGTACATTGGTAAACCATTAGTTGAAAGAAAGTTTAATTCTTTACCATTAAGATAATCCTCAATCATTTCATGCACGAGTGTACCTTCACCTCCTGCCTTTCTCATAATATATTCAGAAGAATATCCTACCTTTTTTAACCAATCTTCAAAATACTTACCTTTTGGGTAGTATTGTAAAACATAAGTAATAGAAGGATAATAATCCCCGTTGCGCCTATAATATCTTGAGTCTGGTAAGGTAATTTGTTTTGAATCTTTAGAGATTTCTAAAATCCTATTATAGGATGTTTTTATTTGTTTCTTTTTCATATTATACTAATGATAACTTCTTCTCCATTAAAGTATATTCAGTAAGTGGAGATGATTTTTGAATTAAATTTGTGAATTGAGTAAACCCCATTTCACTAGGGTCTTTCCCATCAAGTTCAATTAGGTGAACTTCCTTCCCTTCATTTATAAACTGTTCAGCAAAATAAATTGCTTTTTTTAATGCATCATTATCTAATGCTATGTAAATTTTTTCAACTGTTGAGGTTACTATCCTTTTCATTAGGTTTTTTTGAATGTTATTACCTAATAGGGGGATGGCATTTCTTTTAATAGCTATGGCATCAAAAGGCCCTTCACATAATACTAATGGCAGTTTCCAGTTTATAAACAATTCAAAAGGTACAATGTCACGAGTTGTTTCTGGGTTTCTGTATTTAACATATGGTTCTTTTTCAAATGAGCGTCCTGTAAAATAGTTTAATTTACCAAACTCATCATAAGATGGAATTATAACCATATTATTATATCTACCTGAAGTGCAGTATCCTATGTTATATTTTTCAATATCATCTTTAGTAATACCTCTATTTTTTAAATAAGCCGCAGCTTTTCTACCCCCAATATTAGAGGTGGTTATATCTTTAAATAATTTAAATTCTTCTGGGAGTTTTAGGTTTGATACTGATATAACTGTTTTATGTTCTTGTTCATTACCTATTAATTTAAATAGTTCATCAAACTTTTCGGGAGTTGCTTTTACTTGTTTAAATAGGGATGTAAGGCGAGTACCTTTTTTATTACAAACCCAACAATGCCAAGGATTATAACCTTTTTTATTTTCAGAAAAATTAATTTCTAATTTGGGTTTATGGTGTTTACAGTAAGGACAAGAATGGGCTTGGTTACCCCTAGCTGTCCTCTTACCAGAGCCTATAACAGAATTTACTAGATTTACTAATAGTTCATTTACCATATATAGTAATATATGAAAGGTTTTTAGCGTATCAACGCTTAAATAAAATCTTTAGTAAAAAACTTTGCTAGTATGTTATCATTCCAATATAGTTTTGGATTTTCTAAAACGTCTAGTTTAAATAAATATTTAGTTTCTAAATATGTTAGATGTTTTTTATTAAAGGCAAATTCAAGTATTTCTCTTGTAAATTTTTCTTTACCTTCTTCTTTTACAAATTTATTAAGGGAGGGGTTAGAACCCCAATATAATTTCCAATCAGATTCAGCTACTATTAATTTCTTAGTAGGAGTTTTTCCTCTCATTTTCTTTATTTTCCTTTCTTCTCTTACTATTTCTAATTCTTTTTTACCTAATCTTTTATTTCTTTTTGTAAAGAAATTTTTTCGACCAATATAAACTTTACCGGAAGGGGTATGGGTTATTTTATACACGAACCCAAAACTATCATTTTTAATAGTATCAAATTCTTTATTTTCATAGATCCAATTTATCATATATCATAATTTACAATAACTGTTGTATCCGTAAATTGGGACACAGGTAATGGAAAAGATAACTTTCCAACAGCTACTAGTTGTTGGGCCTCATTATATAAACCTACACAAGTAATATAAGGTTCAAAAAATGAAGCGGTTGCAAAAGGATAGTATTCTAAATTAGCTGATCCTTCTATTGATGATGTTAATAGTGAGGGGTTGGTTGAAACCCCAAATTCGTTCTCTAAAATTGTACACTTATACTGTTGTTCGTAAATTGTTAAGGATGATGAAAAGTTTATTTCAGTTTGAGGTAGTGCCCCAAATTTTTCCACATCGACTCCAAATAATTGACAACTTTCTGTTGTTAGTACAACAAGACCATGAGAGTAGAATATTTGACCTACAACCATACTATCTGATCCACTTATAATATTTCCATCTCCATCATCCGTAAGACTTAAGCCTGTAGGAAAGTTAGATCCTGTATATTTAAGATCAAAAGTGTAGGGGATAATCTTTTCTCCAAAGAGTTTGGTTGGGATTGCAATTACTGACACTAAATCATCACTACCTGTAGGCCAGTATCTAAACTGATGTAAAGAAGATTGTAAATAGTTATCATATATTGGTGATTGAATAGGACCAAATAATACATCATCTTCTCTTGTAACTCCGGGGCGTATGCTAGCTGTGGTTACATTATCCCCTAAACTTGAGGATATATAGTTTGTATAATATAATTGTTTAACACTATTATATATAGAACTCCTTGAAGATGAATATACAAAACCTGTTTGGGATGTTGCATCGTATGGTTCATTTTGCCCTACAAATATGTTAGCTCCTAAGGAGGAACCAGTCATTGAAGACCCAGTAAGATTCCAACCCTTATCAGCTATAAAAGGAGTTATTGTAACGTCTTTAGTTGTAAATTGTTTCCATGCACCCATTCATTAAAAGTCTAGTTTAATTCTAACTAATAATTCTTTTGTAAAATCTTTTAATAGTGGTCTTGATAATTTAGCTACTGCTACTAATTCTTGGTCATCATTATATAAACCCACCGTAGTAATGTATACTTGAGGGTCGTTTATAAATGTATCAAATAATACAGCCCCGTCTGATCCTGATATGAATGAAGGGTTTGTGGAGTAATTAAAGTTTTGACTCCGAGCTCTACAAAAGATAAAATCAGATGATAATTGTTCTTGAGAGTTTAAAGTAAATCCTGGGGTTGCTCCTGGACCATTATTTAATTGTTGAAATAATAAATTTGGATTATTATTTGTAGTGTTGGTACCCCTTACTATATCTAAATCAATACCCCCATTAGCGAATGATCCATCTAGAGCATCACCACTTAAAAGTAGGGTTGCAATATCTGGGAGGAACCAACCATAAGATCCTGAAGCTAGGGTCCAACCATTAGTGTTAACTCCAGTATAAACAGTTCCTGCTGATCCCGATACTATATTGTATACCCTACCAGCATCTGAAAATACTGCTGGGCCTCCTAATTTACTATCATCTGTAAGACGAAGGGTTTGGGCCGAGCCTGATAAAGCTAATGACCAAACTCCAGGTAGTAATTCTTCCTTGTACCCTGATCTTTCAATTGGTAATGCATAAAAATAAGAAGATGATTGATTTCCAAATACAAAGGATGAATTCTCATCCCCTAATATTAAATTTCTATACTGTCCATAATTTGTTCTTGTGGGTGATAATACAGGAACATTGGGGTTGTATAGTTGACTACCACTACCATCGGCATCACAATATGCAATTGCAAATTGTGTTGATCCTGTAGTTGCGGCTGTTGCATACAAATTCCAATAGAATTGACCTGTAGTGCTTCCCACTTGAGCTGATGATGTGAAAAATGCTGTTAGTGTTGGTTGGTTACCTTCCCATACTGTGCTAGTTACATTTTCTGTACTAATTAGTAAATCTTGACCTTCAAGAGGAGCATATGTTGATATAGTATTATTGCTAGTATCAACTGAAGCCGCACGTTGGTTGGCTAAACGTTGATTTTGATTTGCTGTAAATTCTGGAGTTGCTGCCATATTATTTTATGTTTATGTTCTTGAAATTTGAATTGGGATTTGAACTCTTGCTCCTGAATCTAAACCTATAATTTGTAATGTACTGTAAAGTATAGTAGAAGTATTTGCTTTACTACTATATAAAGTGTTAACCCCGGTTGCTGTTAATAATAATGATGTACCTATTACTGTCCTAGATACATTAGTACCATTGGTCTGTGTTGAGATTGAATTTAAAGCAGTTGCGGCTGTTGTAGTAATACCTTGACCTACAACCCCATTAGTGGCTGCAAATTGTCTTATATCACTTACAGTAAATGAATATCCAGATGTTTCTTGTACTGAATTATTTCCTAAATAATTTAGGGTTTGTGGTGTTATAGTTGTTTGTCCTGTTTGTTTTAAAGTAACTACAGAAACACCACCAGCGGTAACAACCGGCATTTTAGCCGTATCCCTAGGTAGAGTTACTAACTTATATTTCATCATTTGAGTTTCATCAGGGAATGCTTCTAGTAAAGGCATGTTTTGAATAGCTTCACCATAATATGCAGAACCTGAAGGGTTAGTTGGATTATATAGAGTATAATCTATTTCGTCATCTGACAATGCGAATGCTCGT